AACGAAAGCAAATCCATGATTCCACTTGTTTATGGGCATATACATAGGGTTCATTTCGCAAAGGCAACCCGTTGACCATGTGGTTACTATCTTGCCCTCTAAGTTGTTCTCCGTATGCTCTGAAGTTTGGTGGTTGTGTCCGCAGATAACGGACGCTTTGGCTCTCATGTAATACCCTCTCGCTGGGTTGACCGGGCTAAACACCGACCGACCGAACTCATGTCCATGAAGGATGTTCAGCTTACCAGCTTTGATAATTCGCTTGTCTTGAATTAAGGTAACGCCGTACTCTCCAAACTTTAGCAAAGTATCTAATGTAAACTCCGAAGTCCCAAGCAACTCAGGTGCTTTGGTTCGAAGGTAAGCCTCGTATTTAAGAATACCAATCAGTTGCCGACAGGCTTCAAGTTCAGCAGCGAAGCCTCGTTTTCTTGGGTCTTTTTCGTAACGACTAAGAGCGTAACAGTCCAACGTGTCGCCATTTAAAACTACCGCATTGACATTCTTCTCTTTGCCATACTCGATAGCTTTGGTAAGTGCTGGAATGTTATGATAGGGGACATGGATGTCCGACAAAAGTAAGATGCGGTTGTTGCCTTCAGGAAGAACAAACGGTTCCCACTCTTCTTCGTCTGATTCAGGTAGCCCGAACGGGTTGCCAATTCCCAACGCTTTGGCGTGTTGCGCCTTTTGTGTTAATAGGTCAGAACCCTCACGCACCTTCCTGTTCTTTGCCCCGTGTTGACCTCTGTAATAACGTATCAAATCACGAACACCTTCAACATCTTTGAACACCTCCACGTTGTCTTTATAAATCAAACGTGCAAGCGTCAAACTCGGAAGCGTTCCCCATTCAGGATGCTCCAAATACTCTTTTACAATTTCTCCTTTCATCTGTGTTGCGGCATTATTCGTTCTCGGTAAAACTTCGGGTCGATTTCGCGAATCTGTTTAGCCAGTTCCATCCATTTCCGTTTGGCTTCTTCGCGCTCTTCGGCTGTGGATTCTGTCCCTAAGTTAGCTTGGATTGTGGCATTCTGCTGGAGGAGTTCGTCTATCTGTTCACGAACTTCAGCATCTTGATAATAGTAGTAATTCATCTACTGATTATGTTTCGACCAACGCCAACACCGATAAAGTGTTGACCATTGAAGCCGTAGTTTGCGCTAAGATAGGTCTTTTTTATCGACCCGTGCAAACCAACCCCGAACATTGGGACATACTGGCTTTCAAAATCAGAAATCAAGCCCACGTTACCATGTATGCCAAGTGCAAATTTTGCACCTACCACTTTAGGCGTGTAATCAATGTGAAGATTTTCTGTGATGTTCTGATAGTTCTGCCACCTTACCCGGACATCATTGACCGTAGTGTCATAACAGTTGACCTCAGTTAGCCATGCCTCGACTATCTTGACCGTGTCTACCTTTAACAATGTGTCTAAACGAGTAACTATCTTTTCTGAATAGATGGTATCGTGTAGCGTTACTATTTCATTACGGACAAACCTGACCGTATCAGTACGCCAACGGTCAACATATTTCGTTGTGTGGACTGGCTTCTCAATGGTTACGGTTTCAATTTCACCGCTTCCGCAACCTTGCCAAGCCACAAGAACGCCCAGCAAGAAAGCTAAAATGTAAGGCGTGTAGACCTTTGCTAAATGTATTGCGATGTCCCTTCCCAAAGTTCGATTTCTGCTTCTCGCCTTCTGATTAAACCGTTCAGAACCTTGCCTCCTCCTTTGTTCCATCTTCTGAACTGCTCAGGAATACGAGCGAAGTCAGGGTTTGAATTGACCCACGCCAACAGAGTAGAGTTTGAAAAGTTGCCGATGCCTACGTTGTACGTGAATGAGATTAACGCAGCAAGTTGATGCGCTTTCAGTTTGACCTCAACTACGTTCTTAACTTGCTTCTCTACGGTTTTGATTGTATCGAGCAGCATCTTCTCCGCTTCCTTCCGGTCAATCTCAGGGTCGTCCATAGTTACCCGTTCGCCATTTGCGTACATGGTATTCCCGTAACCGATTGTAGGAATGTTTGCCGGGCACAGATAAGGCTTTGAAGAGTAGCCTTCAAACTCCTTTATTACCTCTGCGGCTAACTTTGCCGCGCTTGGTCTTTTTGTATTCGCAGTTTGTTCCATCTTTGCAGTTACATTCTCTTGGTGCAATAGCGCACCACTTTACATTTTGCAACGGTTCTCTTTGAGTTCTGAACGCATTTCAGCCAACGCCTTCGTGTTCTCAGCTATCACATCGCTGAACTTGTCAACGTGTTGGTTATTGGCATCCTGCCATTCCTTACGCTCTTCTCGGTGGATGTCTGTCAGCTTGTTAAGATAGTAAACTAACACAGCAAGGAAGATTCCAGCTATTCCGTAGTTGGCGAGTGATTCGATAATTGCGTCCATTTTTTACGGTTCTTCAACTATTATACATCTTATCAGCTCTTCCTCAGAAAGCCCATCCCCATCAATCACATCTAAACACCATTGTTCGTTGTACTCAATCGGGTTTGACCACCAATATATCGTAGGCGGTTGACATCCACGTTTGAACGCCTCAAACTTGTTGCGTTCGTCTGCTTGTTCCTTAGTATCAAATGGTAGTAACATCATGGTAGTAAACTTGGTGTGAAGTTGCTGTTGATATTTGCTTCAATCGCTGCTCTTTGCGCTGTTTTATCTGTTGAGTAAGACACGATACAGGCTATTTTTCCGTTCATTCCTAAAGTGCCGCCAGCTTGTCTGTTTGCGACTGATGTAATTGTGAGGTCATTTATTGTTCCTGAAGTCTGTAAATTACCATCAACATAAATTCCCGTATCAACAAAGAATGAAGCCAAGTGAGGGTTCAATGTTTCAATGTTTGAAAATACAGTATTAGAACCATCACCCATGTTTATTCCGTCAACTCCTGCAAATGAACCACCCCAAGCCATGCCTTCTATGGCACCGTTAAAAAGTGAGTTTGTTGCGTTGTAACCGTCATTCTTGGCAACGATGAAAGCTGACTTTACGGTCAAGGAAGTGCTTATCGCATATATTTCATTATTACCGACCATTGCAACGGCATTGTTAAGGTCAACTAACGAGCCGCCAATTATTATACGACATTGGTCTGCCGCGTTGGATGCAGTAAATGTTACCCCTGCTGTGTCTTGAGAATATCCTGTAACAAGATAGCCATCATCGGTAGTTATCCAATCACCTAAAGTAGTCCCGCTTCCATCTTCACTCGAAAGGCTTAAAACGTTATTACTGTCAAAATAAAAAGCTTTTTGTGCATTGTCGCTTGACCTTCGTATCAATGCTGCAAAACCATTGTAACCTGCCCGTAAAGAGAAAAATGAAAAGGCAAAGTTTGCGCCTGCCCCTTCTACGGTGTCCAATAAAAGTGAGCTTGAAACAACTATGCCAACCGTGTCAAATGCTGTTATATCTGGTGTGCCATTCTCTACTCCAAGAACATAAATAGTTAAATTGGTTGCAGGAATCAACCCTGATATTGTCCAATCAAAAGTATTTGATGCTTGTTCTGCGATAAAATAAATTTCATCTGCAGTGTTATCGTACGCAAAGAACAGATAACTGTCAGGCGTAAAACCGCTTGCAGTTGCTGTTATTGTAATTGTATCACCTATACTTGGTGATGCATCTGAAACGACAACGGAAACAGAACCACCGCCTCCAGCTCCACCGCCACTTGGTCTTGTTAGAATTGATGGCATAGCTTATTGGTTGTAGATTATAACGCTTCCACTTGACATGGTGATGGCTGTGATAGCATCGCCCGAAGGAACAACGATGTACGCCCCAGCTTTTACCGTTGCTCCAGTCAATCCGAAGTCTGCAAGGGCATCAACGCCATCCACTTCGAATGTAGTAAAGACGGTGTCTTCTTGTGCGATTATAGCGTAGCCTTTTAAACTCGTCAACGCTCCCGTTCCAGTAAGCAGTTTGCAGCCGCGTGTTCCGATTAGTTTCTGTGATTCTGTCATTTTAGTTTGGTATTTGACACTTGTTGTAGTCGTATGGTTGTGTTATTGAAAGTACGCAAGAATGTCCGCTTACCTTGTCGTCAAATCTCTCGGTAAAAGGCTCAAGGGTAACGCTAGTCTGTATGCTTAAATCTGTCGTGTGAAGCTGCCGAAAGTAAGCAACGAAGTCCAGTAGAACTTGGATGGTGTCGCTCATAACTTCCTGTTCGTTCTCTTCGCCCGGTAAGACCCTGTCCATTGCCAACAGTCGGATGTTGTAGGTTAATGTCCTTTCCGATAATACAACGCTCTCTTCGATAGCCCACAGAACTAAATAATCA